TTTACGATGTTGCTATGGGATATAATCAAGCATGGTTATTGATAGAGGTAAATGATATTGGAGATCAAGTTGCTAGTATTCTTCAATATGACTTAGAATATGAAAATATTCTCATGTGTGCCATGAGGGGAAGGAACGGACAAGTTGTTGGATCTGGATTTAGTGGAAAAAAATCTCAACTTGGTGTAAGAACAACATCTTCTGTCAAAAAGTTGGGTTGCTCCAATCTTAAGACTTTAATTGAAGATGATAAGTTAGTTCCAACAGATTATGAGATAATTTCAGAACTAACAACATTTGCACAGAGGGGAAATTCCTTTGAAGCGGAAGAAGGATGTAATGATGATCTTGCAATGTGCTTAGTTATTTTTTCTTGGTTAGTTGCACAAGATTATTTTAAAGAGATGACTGAGAATGATGTTCGTAAAAGAATATATGAAGAGCAAAGAAATCAAATAGAACAGGATATGGCACCTTTTGGATTTATTGAGGATGGCATTTCAAATATGGAATCATTTACCGATACTAATGGTGATAGGTGGCATACAGACGAATATGGTGATATGTCATATATGTGGGACTATAAGTAATGGATTTTGATGACCAAATTGAATTGGAGCATTTATTATTTCTCGAAAGAAAGTGCAGAACATGTGGAATAGTTAAAAATTTACTTAATGATTTTTATAGAACAAGAAAAGATAGAACATCAGCATCTGCATATTCATATGAATGCAAAGAATGCACTATAAAAAGAATTTCAACAAATAGAAAATCGAGAAAGATTATTGACAAGTGGGAATATCCTGATTGGTAAGCACGTTCATGCACTGTTTCCCCACTGAAAATACCCTTTTCCATAAATATTTTTAGTTAAATCTGGATTGCGAGGGAAAACAAGATGCCAGTAAATTTAGCATCTCCTGGAATTAAAGTAAGGGAAGTTGATCTCACCATTGGAAGAGTTGATCCTTCTTCCGCTAATATTGGTGGCCTTGTTGCACCTTTTGCACAGGGTCCAGTAGATCTTCCACTTATCATCGGATCTGAAAAGGATTTACTCGATAATTTCGGTAAGCCTTACAATAACGACAAACATTACGAGCATTGGTTAACTGCATCATCATATCTTGCATATGGTGCTCAGATGAGTGTTGTCAGAGCAGATTCTGATAACTTAGCAAATGCTTATGCAAATGTTGGTTCAGCATCAAGCATTAAAATTAAAAGTGTTGAAGATTATGAAATCAAGCAATATGATGAAAACACTATTGCCAATAAAGCCGTAGTCGCTAGGAATCCAGGATCCTGGGCAAACGGAATTAGAATTGGTATTATCGATTCAAGAGCAGATCAAATTGTCGGAGTATCAACTGTTACTGGTATTAATATCGGTGATGGTGTAAAGCAACAAACATCATTATTTACTGAAGATAATGTAATTATTGGCGAAGGAACAACGACTGCACTTACCGGCGAATTCAAAGGTATTGTAACAGATGTTGATGCTGATAAGAATGAGATTCATGTCAAATTTGTTTCTCACGTAGTTGGAACAACTGAAACTGTTCAAGACTACACTTATAGTGGAACGTACAGATTTAGACAAGCCGAACTTTCTTTAGTTGGAGCAGGTGCAGGAACAACTTCAGTAGCACTTAGTGGTAGAGGTTCTCTTGGATCTAGTGCTGCATCTATCGGAGTAGGAACTGCTGTAAACTCATACTTCCTCGAAAGCACTCACACTCTTGATATGCAAGGAGGAGTTTCTCTTTCATCTGGTGCAACAGCAATTGGAATTGCTACTGCGGGAATTTCTGCAGGTGCAGATAAGTTCTTGGTTATTGGCGATGAATTAATTAGTTTGGCATCTGCAACAGTTGGTTCTGGTGAAATTACCGGAGTAACTAGAGGTCATGATGTTACAGATGCAGCAGATCATGCTGATGGATCAACAGTTAAATTCTTAACTTTATATTCAAGTGTTGCTACTGTAACTAATGCAGTAACTGATGCCGAAACTTTGATTGAGCTCACTACAACTGAAGATCTCAGTGAAAAAGTCAATGCTGGCGGTTTCTTAGATCTTAATTCAGAATTTGCTGCAGTTTCCAGTCTATTAAGTGGTGGAACAAAATCCATTACTCCAACAAATGTTAAAGACTGGTATGATGCACAAACTCTTTCAATTTCGAGAGAGACTATAGGTGATACTAAGATTGTAAAGACCATTCCTTGGAATACTGTTGCCGATAGACCAGGAACTTCGGAGTTTGCTGCTGAAAGAGGTGCAAGATTCGACGAACTTCACGTTGTTTTGATTGATGGTGAAGGTAAAATTACTGGAAACGCCGGAACAATTCTTGAAAAGCACTTGAATCTTTCCAAGGCAAAGGATGCACTTTATTCTGTTGGATCTCCTTCTTATTGGAGAGCATATCTGAAGACAAATTCCTCATACATATTTGGTGGTTCTTCACCTTCAGGCGTAGTTGCTTCCGGATTTAGCAGTGGATACACCGCATCAACCGATTTTGGTTGGGATCAAAATGCTGAAGATACTGCAAGTGGACCAATCATCTTTGGCGGTGCAGGAACAAATAATTACGAACTGGATGGTGGTACTGATTACGGTGCTGGTACAAATATCAACTCTAATGGAGCACTTGCAGCTCCTTTGAGCCAGATTACTGCAGGTTATAATCTCTACACTAACACTGAAAAGTATGATGTAGATTTCCTGCTTATGGGATCTGCAAATTATACTAAGGATCAAGCTGCTTCTCTTGCAAGTCTTTTGGTTGGTGTTGCGGGACAGAGAAAGGATGCTGTAGCATTTATTTCCCCATATAGAGCAGCATTCTTAACCGAGACTGGTCTCGGAACATCAAATACTTTAAATAGTGATGAGGCGATTACCAATAATGTACTCTCTTACTATTCTATGATTCCTTCTTCATCTTATGCAGTATTTGATAGTGGATATAAGTATATGTACGATAGATTTGCAAATACTTTCCGCTATGTTCCTTTGAATGGTGATATTGCAGGTCTTTGTGCTCGTAATGATATTGATAACTTCCCTTGGTTCTCCCCTGCAGGAACTTCGAGAGGTGCAATTTTGAATGCAGTTAAACTTGCATATAATCCAAATCAGTCGCAAAGAGATCGCCTCTATTCCGAAAGAATTAATCCAGTAATCTTCTCACCTGGTGCTGGCATTGTTCTGTTTGGTGACAAGACTGGACTTGCTAAGGCATCTGCATTTGATAGAATCAACGTTCGTCGTTTGTTTATCTACCTTGAAGATGCAATTTCTGCCGCTGCAAGAGATCAACTCTTTGAATTCAATGACGAAATTACAAGAACTAACTTTGTAAACGTCGTTGAACCTTTCCTTCGCGATGTTCAAGCGAAGAGAGGTATTCAAGATTATGTAGTTATTTGTGACGAAACAAATAACACAGGTGCGGTCATAGACAATAATGAGTTTGTGGCTGAAATTTACATCAAACCAGCAAGATCAATTAACTTTATTGGTCTTACATTTGTCGCCACTAGATCTGGCGTTTCATTTGATGAAGTTATCGGTAACGTTTAATTTAGAGGTTTAAAAAACAATGCCTAGTCGCCAACAACGCAATACCTCACCAGTAAGAACGATCAGTGATTTTAAGAGTAAGTTATCTGGTGGTGGTGCAAGACCCAATCTATTTGAAGTAGTATTATCATTCCCTGATCTAGCAAGACCTGCTAATCAGGCAGAAGTTCTTGAAAAGTCCAGATTCCTCGTAAAGGCAGCGGCACTGCCTGCCTCTACGATTGCTTCTGTCGATGTTCCTTTCAGAGGTCGTATTCTGAAAGTAGCAGGTGATAGAACATTCGAAACTTGGACAATAACTGTCATTAACGATGTTGATTTCTCAATTCGTTCTGCTTTTGAAAAGTGGATGAATACAATCAATAAAATGACTGATGCAACTGGACTTACTGATCCAAATACTTATTATAAAGATGCAGTAGTCAAGCAACTTGACCGTAATGGAGGAGTTCTCAGATCTTACAAGTTCTGGGACATTTTCCCAACGAATATCTCTACGATTGATTTGAATTATGAGACCACTGATACAATCCAAGAGTTTACTGTAGAAATGCAAGTCCATTATTGGGAAGCATTTAGAGGAACTGACGCTCAAGCAGGTGGAGAAGACATCAGCTAAATAGTAAAATAACAGTCTAGTCAGTTTATACTATGGCAAAA